CTGGTGCGTATTTTTTAGGCTTTTATCGAGAGTCAAGAAGCTCATTCTTTACCGAATTGCAATCAGGGAATAAGATTTGCGGAAAAGGTGAAGCGACCAATATATTCAAACTAGTTCAGGATAAATAACCATGAAACTAATACAAGGAATAATCGAAGGCATAATTGTAGGGGTAATAATTATCATGTTAGCGATTTGTACGCATCATGCGCTTAACCATCGGCAGGAGGAAGTTAAGCCAGTTGAGCAAGGTTTGCATTGCCTAAAAGTTTTCGATGTAAAGACTAAGTTTAATTTGATTTTGGCTTGTAATGAAATTGATCAATAAACTATTCAACTTCATCATGCAATTTTTGCCGATTTACCAAGACGATTAACTAAAGCCGCTATTATGCGGCTTTCTTTTTAACCAAACCATGAGCTTTTTGATAAACATCTTTAGCCTTACGCATTCTTTCTTGAAGCGGTTCTTGCAAAATTTTACCAGTTTTCTTACTGGCTAATACCGGCGACTGACTACATAAACAATTTATCGCATTACCGCTAACAGAATAAAATTCTCGCGTATCTTGAGTTGAATACGTTTCACCATGTCGTGATACATGATTCGGTCGACTCGTTGCAGCCAAGGCACTAAACCAAAGTTGCACCATATGCCATTCGCTATCAGCATAAACGTCTTCATTGATAACGTCAGTTTCTGCGGCGGTAGCTGTTCGATAAGCGTTTAAAATCTCAGTGCGAACAATTCGTTTAGAACGGCTAAAAGAAACATCAACACGCTTCATCACATCTTTAGTCAAAGCTTTGACGCCTTTCCCCGCAGCCATGCCACGCGCCAAAGTATTGGCTAAGTCGGTTTTTGTGCTATCGGTTAACCCTTTCATTTCTTCAAATACGCGCGACCTCAATAACCCCACACGCGACTGAAAGCCTTGGCTAAAAACTATTTGCTCAAGTTGAGTGCTACGAACCTGTTGCGAAATTTCCACACCGACAATATCAGCAACCGCTATATTTTTGGCGGACTGTAAAGCATCACTAGCGCCGTCAGTATATGCGCTTGTTATATTCCCATTCAACCACCAACGGTTTGTAAAAGCACCTTGCGGATTATCAAGCAGTTCGCCATATAATAATTGTTGTAAAAATAGGTTAATCGAATTATAGCGCTGTGCATCTAATTTATACTCGTAAACTGCGACGTTATTTACCAATTCAGCTTTAGTGGTTACAAACGAATTGCCAACAAGTTCAGTTTCATAATTATAATAACTGCCATTATTCGACACTAGAACAGGGTTAAACGTCGAGATAAGCGCGCGAACACTTCTTTTAATGCTAGTGTATCGTTTTCTTAATTGTGCGTTAGCATTGCGCAGGTTGCCGAATTGACCCGCAGGATCTTCAATGTTTCGCGGGATTATCGGGTTACCTACTTTGGCATTAATTATTGCTCGAATTCTCATTTTTAACCTTATTTAATGCCAGCATGACAACAAACGCTGCGTTAATCGGTGACGGTGAAAAATACCAACCCATATGATCGGCATATTCAATCGACGCAGCAACATCACCAGAAGTGATTAATATCTTACCTGGTTGCCAAGGTTTATGGATCTTCATCTGTTACGTCGTCGGTATAAGTCGTCTTCCTCAAACATTTCGAAATCTTCTTTCGGTTTTTCGTCGGAAACGGCGCCTTTGCGAATTTCTTCTTCTGTAAATGCCGGTTCTTGCATGCCAGACTCGCGGCCCATTTTATTGACTTCGGCCATCTTTTTACTGTTATCTAATTTTTCACCTGTCGACGGCTCACTTAAACTTTCCCATTCGACAAGTATTTCATCGCTTGGCTTGTTCATAATGCCACGATCAACTAAGTACATAAGAAAGCCAATAATTGAAGGCGTTAAAGTATTCTCGCGCCTACTTTCGGCAGTCTGCGCCCAGTCTGCTTGATCTTCATCACTTGCCAACCTGCCAGTTTGTTGGCCGATTAAAATGGTAGCTGGTATTGCTATCGATGCAGCATAAACATTCAACGAGTTAGTAAACGGATGCGTTGGATCTGCTAACGTTGCTTGTAAATTTTTGGTTTCTATTCCATATGTAACTAATGAAGTATCAAAACCGCTTGCAAAGCCTTCGTTGCTTTTCTCCCATTCCGCTTTCGCTTTCGGGTCGTTAGTCATTACGCTAGCAACTTGACCGTCTTTTATGTTATGCACAAGTCTTTGCTTGGCGTTTTTGTAATGACCTTCCGAGCCAGCGACACAAATTTTCTCTAAGTCGAGCAAAGAATTGTAACCGCCTTCATTTGCAGGGATGCCAAAAATAGAGCCGTCGTCGGCACCTTCAGCGAATATAAATACACGGCTTGGATCAAGTCTAATTTGTGAATTTTCAATAGGGTTGCGATCACCGTTAACGTCTTGCTTTAACATGTAATGCGTTGGCATACCATAATCGGCGCTTGATATATCCGAATTTGATTGAACGTTTTCGACGCTTAATTGTGACTCGGGTAAAGGAACCAGTTTCAATAAGCTTTCAATACCAAGAGATTGGCTTGCCGGTTCCGTTGGTGATGTTTTTTGTGACTCAGTAACTATCGGTAAAATGCCAGCATAACGGCCAATGCGATTGCGCCAATCAACACCTTTAAGGCGTGCAAACAGATAATGTTTTTCGATCAGTACTTCTAGATCTTGCTCGAATGGAGTTAGTGAGCGTTTACCGTCAAATTCGCCATCAGTAATTGCAGGGTTAGACTGCCAGCACTTATCAACGATGCGATGAATACCCGCTTTAGCAATACCGAAACGCGCCTGCATATTCCAAAGCATGTCGAAATCTACTATCGCAGGATAGCCCGCAACCGTCCATACATCACGCTTTTGATCAGCACCATGATATCCGCCGCCTAAGTAAGCGCCGAAGTTTTGGCCGCGACTGTTCCCGCCTTGATTGGCATTAACTTGTAATTTTTTGTTTGCTCGTTGTTTCTTGGAGGGCATTGCAACCACCTTATTTATATAGTGGTTGCAATTATAGCATGAAGGTTGTTGAATGTTTAAGTGGTGGGTTTGCGGGGTTTTCCGACTGGCTTTTTTACGCCGAAAATTTTATCAAAGTCCGGTTGTAGTGGTTTTGGTAGTGTCATTTTTCACCCCTTGCTTTAGCTAGTAAAACTTGTGCCTCGTAAACTGTTTGCTTATCAATATAATCAGGCTCGACTAATGTCGTTTGTGTTATTACTTTAGCGCGATACTCGTTACATTCATCAATAGCTAGATTTAACTCGTGAGCTAATTCTTTAATCATTGCATACATATCAGGAGCAGCAGCTATTAAGTGTGCGTTGGCTTGTTCTTCAGCAATTGCTTCCATCCCTCCTTTAGTAAATTTAGTTTTCATCATATCCCCATCCCATCAGTAATTTTAATCAAATCAGCGATAGCATTATCAAAGTCGTCGCCCTCAGGAATTGCAAAGCGTACTGGGTTATCTGATTTGGTAATGAAGTGAATAAATCCTAAATCTTCATATGCGCTTATTTCAAAATCTTCAACATCATCTTTAGGTATTGACGCTACTTTATCACCATGAAGCAATAAAAGTATTTCGGTTGGTGTGCTACTTATTAGGAACATATTTGATACTCCATCCTGAACGATTGGCAAAAGCGCGTACTTGGCTTTCAGTTAAATTCATTTCTTTGGCAACGTCTGCAACTGACATTTTTCCGGCTACTTTAGAGAATGCGGTTAAAAATATTCTGCGTTCCTCTGGTGTGTCTCCGTATGGGGTTGATCTTTCTCTTGGTGGTACTATTATTCTTGGCATTTACTTAGTCTCCAGTAGTTTACTTGTCAAAAAAGCTATTGTAATCATCCGCAGTAACTTCATTAAAGCTAAGTATATTAACTTGGCCCGCTTTGAATCCTGATGATTTAGCTACTTCTTTGGCTACAAAAGTATTGCTCGGTAATGTTTTTGACCAATTACCATATTGCCCGTACATACTGCCACTTTGACTTTGGCACTTATAAAAAAATATAAAGTAACGCATTTACTCACTCTCCAAAATAATTGTAAGCCCAAGCTTTTCAGCTAGTGTGCATTCAGCATTAGCGCCTTTCGAATCTTCCCAGCCATCCAATAAATAAATAGCGTCGCAACAAGTAACCATTGGCAGGCAAATCGACATGTATTCTTTTTGTGATAATCCGGCGGGTAATGTTGCAGGGTTTAAAACGATATAGCCTTTTAATTCAAGCTCTAATGCAGCATTGAAAAAGCTTAGGTGATTAAAGTCTTTATAGCCTGTCATTGGTCCTGCTACGTAGATTTTTTGTTTTGGTTTAATTTCATCGGGTATTATTTTTACATTTTCAAAGCCGCTTAAAAACTCTTCAAAAACAGATTTAGCTAATAACCATTCACTTTCACTAATTTTAAACTCTTCAACTGTTTCGCAGTCGACGCCATGATCATCAAATAAAAATAATTTTCCGTCATCATCTTTTACCCAACGATAACCGGAAATCAACGGACCGCGCATTATTTTAGTTGGCCAGTTATCCAAATGCTTAACTAAGAACGCTAATGTTTTTTGCTTTTTCATAAAACCTCTGTTATATATTGTATTGACTTTTAAACACAATAAACCATAACAAACACAAAGGCAATGAAATTATGAAAAATAATACCTATACTGTTACTGTTAAAAAAGGCAATGAAGTTGAATCGGTTGATATAACTTCTTTTAATGAAAATACCGCCATGGTAGAGGCTATTGATAAGTTTTATTGTGACGGCTGGCATGCAACATCAGCTAAGGTGGTTCACTAATGAAAACACTTAAAATTAAAAGGTGGCAGACGGACGAGATCACACTAGGCATTTTAACCTACGGTGATTTCAAATGTTTTACACTTGAGTTGCCTTGGCGAGACAATGAAATAAACGTCAGTTGCATACCGCAAGCTTTAGCGTACCAAGGCGAGAAGCATAAAAGCCCCGCCAACGGTGATGTGATAGCTATCAATAACGTGATAAATAGAACCTACATACAAATCCATAGCGCTAACTTTTTAAGGCAGTTAAGAGGGTGTATAGCGGTTGGTGATTCTATCAAGTTTTTAGATGGCGATAAATTACCAGACGTAACAAATAGCAAAAACACCTTAAAGGCATTACTTAAAGTTTTGCCGGAAAGATTCCCCGTACAAATTATAGAGGGTTAAAATATGAACTGGTCAAAAGTAGGTGATTTTATATCAGATAATGCAGGTACAGGCGCATCAATACTGGGTGCATTGTTAACGGGCGGCACATCTGCCGCTATATCGTCAGCAATAAGTATAGTTGCTGGTGTAACTGGAACAACAGACCCTGACAAGGCGATAAAGGCTTTGCAGGCTAACCCAGATTTATTACTTGAATTAGAAAAGGCTAAACTTAATCGCGCCACTGAAATAGATAAGCATGTTTTAGATATGGCAAAAGTTTCATCAGGTGAGCACGAACAAACGCAATTAACTGTTAGAAATGGTGATAATGCAGAAGGCAATATTAAATGGGTTAGGCCATCACACGCAACCGTATCATTGATTGTTGCGATATTTTACACGTTCACCGCTGACAAAATAGACTGGATGATATTATCAGCTTGGTTAACACTGCCATTTACCTATGCTGGCTTACGAGAATTCGGAAAGCATAGCTTAAATAAAAATAAATAACCCAATAAAAAGCCGCTAATTAAAGCGGCTTTTACTTTTTATGGTTAATTTTTAAACTAGGTTATCAATAATTATCGACATGTTAGTTCTTTGCTCACTTACAGATCCAGATAGGGTTAGATACTCAACTCTACCAGAAACAATAGAATTAGCCTCTGTAGCATCCCCACTACCCGACACGAACGGCTTAAGGTCTAGCGTGTAAGTTAATGATGTTCCGTTATCAACAACTGACAAGTCAAACATGTCATCATCTACCGCAGGGAATAACAACCCTGTAAAATAATCTGAACCATCACCACCGTACGAATTAACGTATACACTAAGCACGCCGCCTGTCGGTTCCCTTGAGCCTGTCACTAAGTATTTCATTGTCCGGCCAACGTTACCTTGATTACGTCGCGTAACCGTCAAGTCAAATGTGACACCTGTCTGAGCGAACGGATCAAACATATTTAATTCAACGACTTCTAGTGTCTGTCCACCACCGTCAGTTTGAAATAATGGCAAAGTCTTTATGTTGCCGCCAGACTGTAAAACGTAAGCGCTTCTAAATTGAGAGCCGCCCATATTTTGATTTTCAGCTTGATATGACGCGTCAAAGAAATCAAAAGCAGATCCGAAATCAGTATTCTTATACCCTTCGTATTTTATCTGAGCAGCAGATGACGGCTTAATTGATGCGATGACGCTATTGGCCGCAATTTTTGTATTTTCTATTGACACCAAGCAATCACCGTCGAAAGCATAATCACCTGAAATTTCGTAACCGGTCATTGATAACCGACAAGTATCAAAGACAATAACACTACCAAGCTCACCTAATACCATATGAACTAAATCTGTGTTTGCTGGCAATCTATTATACCGAGTATGCTCTGTGTAACATGTATCAAGCTTTATAGTCGTCCGTCTAAGCTTAAAGAAAACATTTGAACAGCGCTCAAAAGAGCAGTTATTAAATAAAATATTATTGCTTGTTTCTGTTTCTGCAACTTGGTCATAACAATTAAATGCAATGCCGAAATATTGAACGCTCACATTAGTAAAGACGATATTATTAACAGGTCGCAAGCAATAAATACCACTACCAACTAAAACGTCTCCGTTTTGCCCATCGTTAAACTGACCGAATAAATTCATATCAGTAAATGAAGTGTAAAAAATACGCTCTAAATAAATACCAACGTTACAAGGGTTGCAGGTTATTTTGCTAACGCTAGAACTGGTGCCTAATAATACGAGCTTTAATGCCGCTTGGTCAGCTATACTCAGATTACCTTTAACTTTGAATTTCGACAGCTCACCTTTAAAGTTAAAAGAAACACCATCACCCCATTCAACACACCCCGAACCTGTGTGGGTGCTAAAGTCTAGCTCTGTGCTTTCAACACCATCACCAACCATACCGCCCCAATGAGGAGAAATTTTATCACTAAGAACATAACTACCCTGTGGTACATATAAAGGGGTTCTGCTTCTAGGATCTGGCAGTAACTTAATGTAATTTATTGCGACCTCAAAGTTTAATACTGAGTCCGTACCCGTGACATTTGCGCCAAATTTCCTAACGTTTATTTTTTTACCTTTTAAATTAGCCTCAACATATTTGCCATCGGCTAGCGTAAAAATTGATCCACCATCGTCAGTGTGCGCGCCCGACTTAACAACACCCCAATTCGATCCGCCATCCGATTCGACATAATAACCTTGCCACGCTACTTTTTTACCTACTGGCAGTACTGTCGTGTCGCTCTGCATTTCCGATATAGTTTTCCATGGGTCATAAGATATTGAAAGATCGTCTATCAACTGATCGTTGGTGACACCCTGTATAACAAAAAAACGCGCATCATCATCGCCGACAAAAGTGCCAGAAGTTGTAAACGGTAAAGCGGAAGGTAAAGGAGCGTAAACGATGCCACCTTCATCGACGGTTTTTACGTTGTCATTTACACCAAAAACAATCGATGACGCATAATCAACAGGCACAGCATAACCCATTTTTTTTAGCCTACCTGTTACAGTGTCGCGAGTTACCGCGAGTCTATCGACCCATGTGTCTAATTGCGCATTTACAGCACTATCAAGATTTTCAGAGTTATCGCTTAGATCTTCCGACGCCGAGCTTGGTACTGGATTGCCTGTATTAAAAGCCATTATATTTCCTTAATCAAAATCATAAATTCGTTCATCATAGTTAACCATTGTTAACTGTACGTTTCTTGCGCGCGCTTCTTTTTCCAAAACAGTCCAGCGCGACGCGTCTAGCTCTGCAACTGTGCTTATTATATAGCGAGAACCCGTTTGTACCTCAAAGCCCAAAACTGAGTCACGCAGATATACTTGACCAAGATCGCTACATTGAAATTTAAACGGCTCATTAGTGACAGGTGTAATATTAAAAGAACCAACGCTCGATCCGTCTGCTTTTGTATAGTTTACCACATAAGAATTACCAGTAATAAAATCTAACGATTCGCTAACAGTTGCAACATCTCCGACAACAGATAAAATTTCACCGTCAAAGGTATCACCATCAATATTGTATTGCTCAGCATATAAAATCATTGCGCCTCTATCTAAAAACATAGCGCTTGGTAGTATGGTATCTGTCAACGAAAAGCGCTGATAAAGTAAAGTTCTTATTTCAAGCTCAGCACGATTGATTGCGTTAAACTCTTCAGCACAACCGGCAAGCTCTAAAGACTTAGGGTTTACGCCGGTACCGTCAACTATTGCGCCCAACCCGTCAACCGTTCTAAATATATAAGCTTTCTTATTAGTCGCGCTATCAACGTATTCAACCTTTACACTGTCAAAATTTTCTAGTAACTGTGGGTTATACGTTAACGAATAATCACGGCTTTCATCGCTTGTTATATCTCGACGGGTAATTGTGGTCGACTCAAATTCTCTAATCTCATTTCGGCCAAAACGGTAAACGTCACCATCTAGCCATTTATAGCAACGAGCCACTTGTAAAATTGCGTCCATTCTTTCGTCGTATGAAACATCTATATCATCGAAAGTAAAATCAAATGTTGCCAAGCGAGGATCTATTAAATCAAGCCTATCTTGTATCTCGTACAATTCATCTAAAGCCAAGGTATTAGGATCGCGCCCAAAGAACTCAACCGACAAGTGAAGAATAGCATCGGCCATTTTTCTCGATGACTGTGGTGTGTAATTGATCGCGCCGTTTTCATACGTTATCAGCTTACTAGTTAATTCAATATTGACTTTATTTTCGCGCAATGATGTTGCGTTAACTGTTGCCGGCATAATTACGTCAAGGAGTGTTAAGTTTCCGTACTCAACACTTAATTGTCTATCAACAGCATAAACCGCTTCTATTATTGTGTTATCTGGCTTTTCTGAGTTATTAGTACCATTATCGAGGCGTTCAAAAGTTACCTGGTAGTACGCAGATCCTTGTATCAATACTTGTTTATATGTTCTAAATTGCTGGTCTAGTGTGTCGTCAGTAAAGTCTATGTTATACGAATCAGGAGACGGGCCTATAATTGGGTTTCCGTTTGGGCCGTCCAGCTTTTCGAATAACACATTAATACTAACCGTCGACTTTAATCCGCGAAGAAAATTAAGGTTCACCCAAACTTCATCAGTTTGCACGGCGATTTTTATTGGGCCTACAATTGAGTTAGCGGCATTTTCTGAAACGAATGGTGCATCATAGTCGTAAACGTTGTTGACTGTTTTTTCTCCGTTAAAACTAATCATGGTAACAACGTAAAAAAGCCCGCCCCCATCAAGTATTATCGTGTCTAATATTCCGGTACCGACTTTACTGGATTGTGATCCCTGCCCACTAAAGTCTCCTTTATAATTAATCTTTAACTTGAAATCAATTACGGATGCAGCGTGATCGGCGAATAAATTATCTGAATCAGTATCTTTAATAATTTCGAATACGAATGTTGTTCCGACGAATGTGGTTAGGTTTGAGCCGTTTTCGGTTAGGTTGTAAGTATCTATTACCACGTCGTTAGCAGCGCCAAGCAATTCTTGTCCGTCGACCTCGTTTGTCGCAAATACGTTGATAACCTCGGGGACTGTTACCACTTTTGCAACTGGTTCGTAATAAGTCGCCGACGCACCTGAAAAGTTAGTTATAGGAGTTGCACCCGCGCGAGTTTCAGTGATATCGAACAAGCCAACACCAACGTTCATTAATTGCCGTACAACTTTCTGATTGTTTATATATTCAATTATCGGCTCACCGGTTAAATCAGGGAAACTAATAGGCGCGCCAAATATTAACGGGTACGCTTGATAAGGTCGGGCGATGTTTGTTTGCCCTTGCAAATCATTGTTAGGGCTTTGCTTTTGCTGCCCTACATCACCGGGTATTTTTGGCGCTAGTGCTGCAGATATTAAAATAGCAGCCACGAAAAGCCCAATCGTTATCGGGTCCATTCCTTTAGACTCCATGATAACAATCATATTTTCTTTTAATGGCAGTAATAATTCAGGGCTTGGCGTTTCGCTTTCGTTGGGTAGAATCATTCGCGTAATGCCGACAAATACCTGCACAGCATCGGGATTTATTCCCTGTGGAAAATGAAGCATAAGCGCCTCAACTGGTGTTACGCATTCAGGCAGCGGAATAATATCCTTGCCGGTTGCACCTGTTTGATCGTGCATTATTATTAAATTAGGCATTCAATTTTTAACCTATAAATTTATGTAAGCTGATTTTACCATAAACGGACTCTATTGCTCTAATTGCATGAATCTCTACTTTACCGTGATTGTCTTCTGTACCGCGAGAATGCAAGACTTTACCACCGCCAATACAGACACCAACGTGCGTAGGTATTTCGCCTTTATAGCACGTAAAAACAAGCCCTGCGACCACTGGCGCACTAACTTCTTGCCATAGGTGTAAGCTTTCTGAATAACACCTTTCGAATTGCTCGTTTTCGATAAACCCTTGAACCGTTGGTATGTCGACACCGAGAACGTGCTTATAATACAAAGCGACAACCCCCCAACAATCAGCACTATCAAAGCTACTCGCGCGATTGACCCAAGGCTTACCGATAATATTCTTAACAAAACTTTGTTGATCCACATTGTGCCCCCCTGTTTTTATTAATTGTATCATGATTTGTAATAATGGTTGAATTGCGTTTATTGATGGTGTATTGTGTTTATCTAAGTTAATAAATAAACCAAACAACAAGAAGGGATAGAATAATGGATATGACTAAACCAGATTGGAAAAAACAGCATTGCGGGGTTCATCGTGCATCATGGGAACAATTAGTTTCAAGTATGCCTGAAGTTGCATTTATGATTTATCAAGACTTCCCTGAAGATCATCTTGATTTTACATGGGACGTAAAAGTTCACATGCTTATGCCTAATCAATTTCCTTGCATACCTAATTGGCATTTCGACAACGTGCCAAGAGTAAATAACGAGCAAGACTTTGATCAAGTAAAAACCCACTTACCAATGTACTTGTGGATTTCAGGCGAGCCATTAACCGAGTTTAGAAGTACTGGTAAAATCAAAGCTAAAGAATGGATTAAATTTACACAGAAAGACGAACATCGCGGAACCATGTCAAATGATTTTCAATGGCGCGGATTTATTAGAGCTACACATAAGGATATTTTACCCGCTAACGATTCTGGCGCTGATGTAACAAGACGTCACTCGCAAGTGTATTTAGATTCAAGTAATTTTAGTTGGTAAATAAACCAAACCACAAGAAGGAATAGAATAATGAGTATAAATATTTATTTATGTGAGCCAATAAATAAAACGGCGGCAATCGTTGTGTCTCAATCTGGTTGCTCTGACGAGTTAACACCAGTGCAAAAAAGAGATAACATTGTAAGTC